CGGCACAACGCAAACGAATCGAAGAGGGGCTGCATAAGTTGGCAGCACAGCTCTTGTCTATCACGTTGTAGTGCTGTTTGACGACTGCTTTTACGGCAGTGATAGACAAGCCCACCTCATTACGAGGTGGGCTTTTTGTTTGCATATCCAGAAATTTTCCCCATCTTTGTGTTGTTCTCTATCCAAAGAAGGCGAGTAATGCTCGCCGATTTATTTTCGTGCGGGCGTTTTTTATGCTTGCCTATTAATTTGGGTTACGTACCCCCGTGCCGAAGGTTAATGCCTCGGCTGCCTTCTTTGGTGGAGAACAGCGGGAAAGACGTAACCCATTTTTCATTCATCTCAAAATGTTCAAACCAAAGATGAAAACCAACCAAACCGCTCTGACCGAGCTAATCTCCCGACTGGAGGTCATCCACACCGAATTCTATCGGAATGCGGAAATGCCGAACGACACAGATCAATCGACATTTGAGAATGCCGTCAATGAGGCGCAGACTGTGATCGGCTCCGTGATTGCCGACAGCATCGTCGCTCAAGCGCGCGATTCCGCCGCACAGTAGCCACCCTATCTTTGCCATTCAAGGCCGACTCCGAAAGGAGCCGGCCTTTTTTGCGTCCTTTAATTCAGATAGTTGGATGATCATCTTTGTGGCATGAAAATCAACGACAACCAAATATTCAAACAAATTCGGGATATGGGTGCTCAAGGATTGACCCCGCCCAGATCGCCTCCCTGCTGCGCATCCCCGCCGCCGAGCGGGAGGCCTTTTTAGACGAGTTCACCCGGCCCGAAACGAAAGTCTACGAGTCGTATGCCAACGGCCGGGCCATGATGGACTACAACACTAACGTGGAGCTGGCGCGCGCCGCCGAGAAAGGCGACGTGGAGGCCATCTCGAAACTGGACGAACGCAAACAGGAACAGAAGGCTATCGAACTGATGGCCGATCTGTTCGGAATCTGACGTTATGGATAATCTGGAGAAGATAGGCAGCATCCACCCCGATGTGATCGACGAGTTCATCCGCACCGGTAAGACCACCGTGATCCCGCCGGAGCTGCAACGGATCATCAATCAGATGGTCTATGCTATGCAAATCTGGAGTACCGAGCGGAACATCACCCGCGCGGCCAAGCGGCTGCAGGTGCGCACCAAAGCCGAACAGGGCGTGGAGATCAACATCAACACCGCCAAGAGCCGGATATACGCCGCCCTGAACTATTTCGACGTCGATTGCAATGTGGCCAAGAATGTGTGGTTGCGGGATTACGCCAACAAGTTCGAGGATCTGGTGAAGGTCGCACTGGCCAAAGGCCGGGTCGACATCGCCGAGCGGTGTATGGACAAAGCGAAAGAGTGCCGCCTGCAGGCGACCGCCGCCGACAAACAGGCCTCGTTAGGCGTGGTCTACGTCATGTCGAGCGAAATCACCCCCGAAGACCTCGGTTTCACTAATCGCTCCAAGAAAGAGATCGCCCGCAAAGCCAACGACGGCATCTACGCCAAGATCATCGATTCGCTGGACATTCCGGAACCGGAAAAGAGGCGCCTGCGGGAAGATGCCGAGATCGAGGAGGTACCCTTTACCGAACTTCAAAACGAGATGGACGATGACCCACGATAAGATCGCCGAGCTGGAGCAGAAGTACATGAACAAGATGCAGCTTCGGGTGAACTGCATCGATACGAACGTGATTATCGCCGAGGTGGCCCGCGCCACCGGTAAGACCGAAGGGATTATCGCCCCGCGGATGATCCGGGTGGTGGACGCCATGCCCGGCGAGGTGTCGTTCATGGTGCACAAGACCTACGTGGCCCTGATGACCAATATTATCCCCAACATCCGGGCCGCCTTTTCCCAGCCCACCGCCTCCGGCCGGCCGCTGCTGGAGGAGGGGATCCACTATGTGGTCGGAGCAAAGAAACTCCCTTCGCACTTCTACAAACCCCGCCGGCCCATCACCTATCCAAAGCACAGCATCGTATTCGCCACCGGCCACCACCTCAAGCTCGTCAGCAGCGACATGCCGGAGTCCTCGGCCGGCGAGAGTGCCGTCCATGCCTTTATCGAGGAGATGAAGCTGCAGCGCGGGCAAAGTCTCAAGTCGCGGGTCTTTCCGGCCCTGCGGGGTGCCGTCGGAAAGATTCGCCAGTGTCCCTACTACCTCGGCATCACCGGCGTTACAGACACCGCCCGGCTCGACCTCGGCGAAGACAACTGGTACGAAGAATATGAACGGCATGTCGATGAAGAGGTGATCTGCGACATCGTGAACGCCGCCCTGCATCACGATAAGGCATTAGGGCGGTTGTTCGAGGTGAATAACGCGATCCGATCGGAGACCAACCCCCTGACGATCGCCCGGCTTCAGGAAGAGCAGCGCCGCCTGAAACACCGTGTCGAAATCTGGAAACCGATCCTGAACGAGATGCGCCGGAACCAGAGCTATTACATCCGCGCCTCGTCGTTCGCCAACAAGGACTTCCTCGGCCCGAAGTTCTTCCAGACCCAGTACGAGAGTCTGAGCGCCGACGAGTTCCTGTCGTCCATCTGCAACATCCGGATCCGGCGCGTGGTGAACATGTTCTTCTGCAACTTCAAGTCGGAGGTGCATTGCTATTCGGACAGCTACCGTTACTCGTCGATCCTGTCGTTCGACCTGGGCGACGACTTCCGCCTGACCGCCTCCTACCTCAAGTATTTTCGCCGCTCCGAACCGTTGATTCTCGGCTACGACCCCGGCTCGTTCCAGTCCGTCGTCGTCGCCCAACAGGACGAGCGGATGAACGAGTGTCGCATTCAGAAGGAGTTCTTCGTCTACTCCCCGTGGGATCAGGTGCAGCTGGCCAATAAGTTCGACGAGTTCTACGGCGAGGACTACGACAAGAGCGTGGAGATCCTGCTGTACTACGACCGCGCCGGGAACAAGCGGCGCGAGGATCAGGAGCAGATTACCACCGACGCCCGGCTGCTCAAGCGGGAACTGGAGAACCACGGTTACCGGGTGCGACTGATGAACGAGGGGCAACGGACAATCTACCACTACGAGCAGTACAAACTGATGGCCATCCTCTTCTCGAACCGGTATAAAGGTCTGCCCCGCATCCTGATCGATGAGAACGAATGCCCCATGCTCAAGTCTGCCCTGCCGCTGGCGCCGCTCAAGAAGCGCGCCGACGGCCGTATCGAGTTGGACAAGAGTTCCGAGGTCAAGGTGCCGATACAATACCAGGCCGGCCTCTCGACGCAGATACCCTCCGCCTTGATATACCTGCTTTTCGGGCTGTACGGCAACAAACTGCCCGCCGAGATGCAAAATATCCCGGAACTGCCGGAAAATATCGTCCTGTAACCGAATAATTTCTGCCGAACCCGCAATAATCGGCCGAATTGATAACGAAAATAGGGGCAAAAGGTTGATTTGCAGGCTTGTTGCCTTTCAAAAGGCCGCATAACAAAAACGCAAACGAAGAAAAACAGCCGCCCCGCTAATTCCGAAAAAGTGTGTGCACGGCCCCGGCCGAGGCTGAAAATATGACAACCCCGTCCGAGTCATGGCGTTGCGGCTCGCTTCTCGCTTCGCACCGGAAACGCGCCGAGAAGGAGAATAAGGCCGCCGGGCGAGGCCATAATCCCCCGCCGGTGTCCTTTCGGTCGGGCGGACGGTCGGCTATCTTCGCTGTCGGGATGCACAACATGGGAGGCATAGAGGCGCTGCGGCTGGCGCGGGAGGTGTCGAAGGTGCCGGACGGTACCTTCACCATCGCCTTCTTTCCCTACAATCGGGTCAGGGGCGAAGCCTCGGCCACGCTGCGGGTGGTGGCCGGATGCAAGGTGCGGGCGCAGTTGCCGCGCGATCGCTTTTGGGTCGATTCGGAGAACTACTTCCTCTTCACCGACGCGCGAGGCGAGTGCAAGACCTGTTACCGCATCCTGATCCGCTTTATGGGATTCCCCCAGGATAACTTCAAACTACGCAAGATAGAATGGCTGTAAGACACAACGACAAGTTCGGCTACTGCGTGAACGAGAATAGCGTGCTCACCTTCCAGTTCGGCGGCGACTCGATGGCCGACCTCGAAGGCCGCCTCTTCGGCCGAACGCCCGCCTCGCTCCGCACCGGGCATCTGGTCAAGGTATCCGGTTACAACGTCCTCACTCGCGGCGTCAACGATACCGAGATCACCGACATCCGCGAGAACATCAAGAGCAACCGGCTGCTGCCCGAAGTGATCGAGAAGCAGGTACGCATCATGTACGGCCTCGGACTCTACGTCTACCGCATCGAGTTCGACAGCGACGGGAAGCTGGTGCAGCGGTGGGTGGACTGTCCGCCGATCACGGAGTGGCTGCGGTCGTGGAACGACTGCGGAATCACCGACGACGCGAACGATTTTGCACTGGAGTGCATCCGCCGATACTACTACTTCGAGGACTTCTTCGTGAAGTGGCGCTTCTTCAAGGGGCGGGCGATCGGCGGCCTGCCGGTGGCGGGGCTGGAGCTGGTGGAGAACTCCCGCGCCCGGCTCGCCTCCGAGAAGGAACTCAGCCCGTTCGGGAGCTACACCTACGACGACTTCACGCACGTGCTGGTCGGCGACTGGCGGTACCGGGGCGACTTCTCGGTCTATCCGCTGCTGCGGCCGCAGCACATCCGGAGATACGACGTGGCGATCTCCCACCATGCGAACGGAGATGTGGACGGCATCTACGGCCGCAATAAAGCCTATGACGGTTCGCGGGAGTGGCTGCTGGGTGCGAACGAGAATCCCCGCTTCATCCGCTCCTTCCTGCGCAACTCGATGGCCGCAAAAGTACACGTCATCATCCCGAACGAATGGGTGGCCGCCAAACGGAAACAGATTCAGGATCTGTGCGAGTATAACCGGAAACTCAAGCGGGAGAATAAGGAGCCGGTGCGGTATAACGGCGTGGAGATCGGCACCGACTTTCACGAAGGTCTGGTAACCCAGTACACCAACATCGAATTGGAGCGGCTCACCACCTACCTCTCCGGGGCCGACAATCAGGGCAAAATGTTCGCCTCGTTCTCGTTCCTCGGCAGCAAGGGCGAGGAGGTGAAGTGGAAGATCGAACAGATCGACCTCAAGTACAAGGAGTACATCGAATCGCTCATCTCGTTCGACCGGCGGGCCGACGAAGTGCTGCTGAGCGCGAAGGGGATCGACCCCAGCATCTCGAACGTCTCGAAAGAGGGGGTGATCTCCAAGTCGGGATCCGACGCCTACTACAACTACCTGCTCTATCTGTTGCAACTGCCGGCACCGGAGAAGATCTGCTGCGACGCGATCAACATGGCCGTCCGGGCCAACTTCCCCCACCTGTGGCGGCAGGGCTATATGGTCGGCTTCTACCGGCCCGTTCCGGCCCGCCAGCAGGAGGTCTCCCCGGACGATCGTATCACCTCGAATCAATAGAACCATGCCAACCATCGACACCATCATCACCGTCGAGACGCTGCGGGAGTACGCCCCCGGCGTGGACGGCTCGCTGCAGGAACCGACCATCCGCCCCTACCTCCGTCCGGCCCACAAGACCGTCGCCCAGATCGTCGGTATCGACGTATTCAACCGGGTGGCCGGGATGGAGGAGGGTTCCCTGCCGGACGCGTTACGGGCCGCCGTCGCCAACCGCGTCATGTACGACTACAAGCTCTTCGAGACCATCCGCAAACGGCAGACCGAACAGTCCGACACCTACAAGTACGAGCTGCAGGCCATGCAGGACACCTATCTCGGCTACTACTACGACGCACTCGACTCGCTGATCCGCGGCCTGAATGCCGTCGACGATCTGCCGGAGTGGCAGCAGGCGCCCGCCTGCAAGGCACTCGCCGCGCTCCTGATCCGAAACGCCGACGAGTTTCAGGAGTTCTACGGCATCGACTCGTCGGACTACTTCTTCTGGTCGTCGATCTTCATCCAGCGGCGCGTCATGGACGACTACCTGACCGGTATCGACCTCTCGGCGCTGGAGCCGGAGATGTTGCGGCGAGTGAAGACGGCGGTGGCCACCCTGACCGTGGCGTTCGCCCTGCGGCAGTTCGACATCTCCATGCTGCCGCGATCGCTCCGCAATCCGAATCAGGACGGAGCTTTCCGGCACGCCTCCTCCGAACAGGAGGCGATGTACAGACTCTCGGACTTCCTGCTCAATCAGGGCGAAGCGGCCCTGCAGCAGATCGTCTTCGAGTTGAACCGGCCGGAACCGGGTACCGACCTGCCGTCGGAGACGAATCTGAACAAACCCCGAAACAAATTCTTCCTCTTGCCATGATCACGCTCTATTTCGGTGAGACGCCCTATCGATTCCCGAACGCTTGGGAGGAGCTGACCGCGGGGCAGTATCTGCGATTAGTCGAGCTGCTCGGTCTCTTCTGGGCGGGAGCGCTCTCGATGTGCGACCTGCGGATCGCCTTTTTCCGGCACCTCGCCGGGCTGGAGCATATCCGCGTCCCGGCCCATGCGCGGGAACGCTTTTTCGACAACCTCCTGACCGCCTCCCGTCAGTTCGACTTCTTCTTCACGCTCGACTACGGCGACCGGATCGATCACCTCTCGACCGATGTCCGCAAGCTGCTCCGGAAATGCCCACCGGGTGAACTCCTTTCCGACAGCGCGGAAATCCGATACGCCCGGACGCTGGAGTACGAGTACCGCATCGATGCGGTATGGGTCGGCAACCTGCTGCCGACCATCCGGCTGAAAGACAATCTGCTTTTGGGCTGGACGGCGAATCTGGAGGGCGGGGCGCTCACCACCTCCCTCAGTTCGTACCAGTACGCACAGGGATATGACCTGTTGATGGCGATCGGCGAGGGGGCCAATCGCCGGGCAATGGCCCTGCTGGTCGGGCTGCTCTATGGAGTGGACACGAACGATACGGCCCGGATCGAACAGATCGAACGACTCCCGGATATCCTGCTGCAGGCGGTGGTGCTGAACTTTCAGGCGTTCGTCACCTTCATCTTCACCCGCACCGCCTTCTCTGTCCTGTGGTCGGCCGACAGCGACCGCCCCAAACGACAGGAGCGGATATCGATGAGCGATTCGCTCTACGGGCTCTGCAAAGACGGGTACGGAAACTACGAACAGGTGGAGAAGATGCCGCTGCTGACCTATCTCGGTATCATGCGGGCCGAAACCATCCAAGCCGCCCGGTCGATGGCGACCGATGACACTACACCGGAGGAGATCGCCGGTCGGATGGGGCTCTCCGTCGGACAAGTCAAGAGAATGCTATGCTAACGACTATCAGAGATTACTTCAAGGCCAAATGCCCGGCTTTCGTCTCTCCGGCGAACTTCGTCTTCGGTGCGGACGAAAAGACGCTCAAGGAGCGGATCGGCACGTTCGGGGACTACTACCTGTTTTTGGACTACGGGGCTTTCGGCAGCGGGCGGGACGGCAATAACCGAATCACAGATACGTTCGAGCTGGCGGTAACGATCGCCATGCCGATCGGGGCGAACCACCCCTCGCCGGCGGAGGTGGAGGGATACCAGCTGGAGAGCTTCTCCCGGATCGCCGCGCTCCGGAAAACGATGCTGACGGAGCAGCGCGAGACGCCGTGGCTGAAGTATTTCGACGACGACCACCAGATACTGCCGTTCGTCGCCCCCGACCTCTGTCTGTCGGTGGGCAGCACGCTCGCTTTCCGTCTCAAAGGATACGACCTGTTGGGGGTGAAAAGGTAAAGGAAAGCTTTCGGATTAATTTCTC